TTGGTCTAGAACAGAATTATTTCTCCAAATTTCAAATACAGCAGGTTTAATTCCTCTTACAACTTTCCAGTCAATACTACCAATAGTAAACTCAATCTCAACTATACAATCTTTTTCATTAACAGAATTAGCAAGTTGTGGTTTATTGATTTTCCTAAATGGTTTTCCAAACAAAGAAAAAGTAAGAGCATCAAGAACAGTGCTCTTACCAGCACCATTTGTACCGACAATCAAATTAGTTCTGTTTTTGGTAAAATCAATTTGAGTGTATTGATTACCAGTAGACAAAAAATTCTTATATTTTATATTCTTAAATAAGATCATAATCAATATTTGGAGGAATTACAATGTCATCGGGAGTAATAAGTACATATTGGTATCCGTACATTTCACAAGTTTTCATCATTACACGATCTTCAATTTCAATTATATGCATTTCGGGATATCCATCTTCTTCTAACAATAAAGTATATCTTATTGCATCATCTTTTTCTTGAAAAAGATAGAGAATATCATTTCCATCATCATCAACTACAGAATATACACCGTCTTGTTCTCTATCAGCAATTGTTAGAATGTACATTTAATCTAACTCACATGCCTCTTGATATATTTCTTGCATCATTTTCTGAATGATTGATTTATCAAGATTGATTTCTGCTTCTTCAATGTATCTATTCAGAATAGAAATCGTATCTTCATTCTCAAATGCTTCAAAGTCTTCTGATTCTTGAATGTCAAAATTTTCAATAATCTTTAATTCTGCAATATTAGAAGAATAGAGTTTATCAACAAACTTTTCAAACTTTTTAATATCAGACTTTTTACGAACTATAACTTTTACAATTTTATTTTCATACTCACGAGCATCAAAAGTTTGATAGTCTGTATCCTCATAGTAAATATTATAAAAGAGTTTGTGAGGATTATTAACTGAAGTATGTTCTAATGTTTCAGTATCAAAGATATGAAATCCTCTTGGATCATTTACATCATTCCAAAACATTTCATAAGGATTTCCGAGATAAAATACTGTTCCATTATCAGAACGAGTATGATAGTGTCCAGAAAATACTTTAGTGAAGTTTTTAAAAATATTTGCTTCTAAACCATGATCCATTACAATTTGACGATTTACTTTAAACCCCTGAAGTTCAAGATGCCCCATTACAATTTTTGCTTTGGTTTTCTTAATCATATTAAGTGTTTGCTCTTCGTTATCTACACAAATCCAAGGAAGAAGAAGAATATTAAGGTTCTCAATTTTAATTTCTGTTGGTGAAGAATAAGTTTTAATATTGAGATAATCTTTTAACAAAAGTTGTGGTGAGTTAGTACTATTTGTATTCTTGTAATAACTATCATGATTACCAACAATCATGTGAACATCATATTTTTTAAGAGGTTCAAATACAACTCTTTTTGCCCAATCTAAACTTTGATAATCAATTGATTTACGGCTATCAAAAGCATCTCCCATGTGAATAACAGTTGTAATCCCGTACTGCTCCAGTGTCGGGAAAAAAATGTTTTTATAGAACTTCTCGAAGTAGTCATGAAAAAGTTTTGATCCTTTTCGTGCTCCATAGTGAGTATCTGTTAAGATTGCGACTTTCATTCAGTAACGTTGTTTAGTGTGAACTCCATCCTTGATGGAATTATAATCCGAATAGTTGCTCGTGTCAATAGTGTTGTCATCGGTAAAGACTTCTGAATACCCAGAACGTTCGAGGATTTTATTCTTGATTTCCAACTGACGTTTTTCTCTTTGAATGCGACGAAGAAATGCAAAGTGAATAATTTGAGTGAAATATGCGAAAGGATTTTGTGATCTATCTGGATTAAAGTTATGAATATACTGAACGCAATTTTCAATACCATCAGAAATCATATCTTCCTTAAACATATAGTTTACGAAGTTTGGCTTAAAGGAAAGGTGATTTGCAATCTTTAAAAAACATTCTCCAACATATCTAGGAATTTGAGGTTTTGTTTCCCATCTTTTTGCCCTATCTTCTTTTAAAGGTTCTCTTCCATGCAATTGAATAAAAGTAATCTCTACATCCTCACGATACTTGATAAGGGCAGCAAGAAACTCTTTATTATTCACATAATGCTCTGACCTTTTCTTTTTGGTCATAACTGCTGTAGTTATCATAAGTTTTTGTCATTATTATGTAGATATTATAACACTTTTGTAAATAGTTGACAAGAGGTTGAAATATTCGTATAATAACCTTTGTCGAGGTTCATAAGTTATAATTTAAGAAAGCTTAAAGATCTTCTCTAATATTTCTTTAGCATCAGTGACATTAGATACGTATCCCATTCTACGACTCATTCTTGGTTGATTATCTTCTTCTCTACTAGATTGCCGCACATAAGATTGATACATCATAATCATTTCTATGTCTGAAGATTCTGAGAGAGTCAAAACATCAGAGAGATTAATAATAAACATGTCATCTTTTGTTGTTTTTAACCAAGGTTCTATTTTGTATCCAACTGTTCTTGATCTATTTTTTATTTCAAAAATAACTATTGGACTTGAAATAATCAACATTGTTCGATCTTCTTCTTCCGAAGCAGCCACCTTTGCAAATATTTCTTCACCTGTTTTTAACTTAATTGTTGCGTAAAAATCTTCTTCAATTCCCATTTTTCTTTAGTTGTATTGTTATAATTTCGTAATTAAAGTTTTCTTCGTTATATATTTTTATACGTTCAATAAGGTGATTTAAAGTATAGTTTTTTCTTGATTTATAAGTACAATCATCAGAGATGTCGTATAGGACTGCTTTAGTTTTATTCTTTCCTTTTCTAAGTACTCTTCCAATTGATTGTAAATTTCTAATTCTTGATTTACTGGGTGAAGCAAAGATAACATTATGAAGACTTTTAATGTTAACACCAGTAGAAAAGGTTCCATAAGAAGCAACAATAATAGCGTTGTTTTCTCTTTCAGTAATCTCTCTCACCAACTCTCTTTCTTCAGCATCTACTCCGCCATGTATAAAAAATACTTTGCGGTCACCTTGTCTATGTGTATTTATGAGTTCGTAAAGTATTGCTCCGTGAGTTTCTACACGACTATAAAGAACTAAAGTGTTTCCTTTTAAATCTAAAGAAAGATTTGTAATAAATTTATTTCTTTGTTCGTGAGTAATTAAATATTGTATCTCATCTTCATAAGTCTCAAATCTTTGAGGTAAGTGTTTAAGAACAAGACACTGAATATCTAATTGAGAAATGTACCCTTGCTCCATTAATTCAATTGTTCTTGTAACTTTGTATGATGGTCCAAATACACCCTCCAAAACCCATTTATGAGTTTGAGTTCCATCTAAAGTTCCAGTAAATCCAAATCTATATTTTGCATGATGAAGCTTAGTCATGATTTCAATCAAGGATTTGCTCTTGAATAAATGTGCTTCATCACCTATAATAACACCATAATCCTCAAAGAATGAACGTTCTAACTTATACACCGATTGCCAAGTTGTAATAGTTACAGAATGTATATTTGTTACCTCCTTCCCACCATAGATACGATGACAATATGATTCAGCATCCCAACCATAGTCATAAAAATCCTTGTACATTTGCTCTACAAGAGATGTCGTTGGAACAACTAAAAGAATTTTTTGCCCCTTCTCAACATAATATCTCACAAGAGAATATATCATCAAAGATTTGCCACTCGCAGTGGGGCTTATCAATAATTTTCTATTATGTTTTAATGCATCGTATACTCCCTCAATTTGATAATCTCTAGGAGAATGTGAACAAATAGATTGCATATAATCTTTAACACCCTCATATGAAATACCATCATTTAGTTCAAATGGCATTCCATAAAATTTATTTTCTTTAAACTCATATGTGTAATTATGAAGAGTAAGTTTATCAATTATTTTATCTAATAATCCAATATAAACTTCTCCAGTGTGGGAACTTAATAGCCGAATTTTTCCGTCCCAGTGTTTATTTCTATATTGAGACATGAACTTTGCCGACTCAACTTCAAAAGTGAAGTAAGGTTGAAGTTCATATAAAATATGTGGGTCACAATGAAGCTTTAGATGCACTTCATTTTTCTTCTCAATAATTACGTCACTCATATCATAGCAATCATAATGCTATAAGTATTTATTTAACCCAGTCCCGCATTAAATCTCATAAACTCAATAGCATTTTTAATCTGATAAGTTCTATTTGCAATCATTTTGAGAATGCTATCGATATACATGAGCATTGTTTCGTAGTACTCGACCTTTAAAGAAATTTGTGATAGTTTTTCATCTGAATCCAAATATCCTTGAAGTGTTTCTTTGTCTCTCACTTTTTTAGGAAAGGGATTTTCCACATAAACTTCAGGGTCTGCTTTACCAGTGAAGTATTCATATCTTTGATGTCTAATGCCTTTTTTTTGTTGCTCTGCTCTTTTT